GCCGACGATCTGCACCGCCTGCCAGAGCTTCTCGCGGCCGTCAGTGTCCCGCGGGGCCGCTATCTTCCAGGCGGCGATGTAGGCAGCCTCTAACTCCGCGAAGGCGTCCTCGACGTGCTCGTTCGCGAGCAGTGCCTGTACCTGGGCCGCCGCTTCCATGTCGCGCCGCATGGCGAATTCATCGTCTGCCATAGGGCCTCCAAAGGGTGACAGGTTTTGTCACCCTGGTTCTCCGCCCACATGCACGCCGCTGGTGCCGCCGCCATTGCCGCCCGGAGGCGGCATGCTGGCCTTGAGCTGCAGACCGGCCATTGCGAGTTCTCGCTTCAGCGCCAGTTCGGCGCCGAGCTGCTCACGCTTCAGCGCCAATTCCGCATCGATCTGCGCCCGCTTCAGGTCCGCATCGGCCTGCATCTGCTCACGCTGAAGCTGCGCGTCGAGCAGAAACTTCTCGCGCTGCAGGCCGGCATCCTGTTGCGCCTTGGCCTGCTGCATCTGCATGTCCTGCTGCGCCTGCTGCTGGCGCATCTGCGCGTCGGCCATCGTGGCCTGCTGCCGCATCTGCATGTCCTGCTGCTTCAGTTGCATTTCCGCCTGGCCCTTCTTCTCCTCAGGAGAAGGCTCGGGAGGAGGATCAGGCATGCGGGTCGGATCGGTGAAGTATGGCTCGATGGAGTTCAGCCCGGCCTTGCGCACAAGCTGCTTCAGCGTGTTGTAGACGTTCGGCGGGCCAGCCAATTTCATTTTTGGCGTCTGGATGGCGTTGCCTTGGATCTGCATGATCTCACGCAGCACCGCGATTTCCTGGCTCTTGTCGCCAGTGCCAAGCCCGACATTGATGGTGAGGTCGTCGCGCTGCCGCCATTCTTGCGGATCGACCTTCACCCAAGAGTTTCGGAGCTTCACCGTCTCGGCTTCACTGGCGTTCTGGCGGATGGTGGCGTGCAGCAGCCACATCATCTCCTTGAAGCCAGTCTCGGCGAAAATACGGGCGATCAATTTCATCTTCGCACGCGCTGCCGATTGCGCGTCCATGACCGCCCGCTCGCCGATGTTCTGAAGCGCATTCGGGTCGAGCCCCTGGCCCTGCCGCGTCACGCCAGTGCGCCATTCACGCAGCGTGTCCATGTATTCCAGCATCGGGAATACAAAGCTGCCGATCGGCTGATTGGGAACGGGCGCCACCGAGCCAATGCGCTTGGTGCGGATGATGCCGCCGACGCGATTGCTCAAGACATCGTCGATCGTGTCCTTCGTTGCCCCGTCCTCGGCGACTTCGAGGCGTTGATTATTGGCAAAATAGACGTTGTCGAGCGCCGCCCGCTGCAGCGCCGTCTTAATTCTCTGGATGTCCATCACGAGGTCGGCGATGGACCTGCCAAAAAACCGATGCGTCATGATCACGGGCGTCATCGCCGCAAAGCGCACCATGTCCGGCACGATCTCGGGCTTGCCGCCTCGCTTCAGGATCTCCGAGCCGCTGCCGCCTGTTGTCACCCGGTAGCGCTGCGGCTTGCCGTTGCCCTCGTAGTCCATCAGGACATAGTGTTCGGTGATGCGGATCTGCCGATTGGCCTTGTTGAGCATCTCGCTGCCCGACAGTGCGTTATCGTCCACAGTGTCACGTGAAACCTCCTCCGTGCCACCATCTCCCGAATAGTCAGGAAGCGCCTTCACCTGCTCCTTGTCATAGCCGTCCGCGATGAGCTGCGCCTCGCTGCGGCGGACCTCGTGGTAGCAGTAGTCGCAGTCGCGCAGCATAACGCTGCGCTGCCGCCGCGAGACGCCGAACTCCTCCGGCGGGACATTCTCGACGACTGCGCAACCGTATTTGCGCACGCGTGATATTTTCACGTCGTGCACTGTCTGTGGAGGTGGCGGAGGCATCCCAGGAGGCCCTGGAGCGCCCGCTGGGGGCGGTGGAGCGCCGGGAGGCTGCGGAGGCCCGGGAGGAGGCATCGGCCCTCCCTGCGGCCCTGGTGGCCCTCCCGGCGCCATGCCGCCCGGAGGCCCTGGAGGTGCCATAGGCGGCGGAGGCATCATGCCAGGAGGGCCGGGAGGCATGCCCGGCTGCATGGGATAGGGAGGCAGCGCCATCAGTAAGCGCCCTGCTGCTCGTCACGCGGCTGCTGGCCGGGAATGCCCTGTCTCTCAGTATGCTCGATGATCTCGATATCCTTCGCCTGCTTCAGCATGCCATACGCAGCATCGGGCAACCCCCAGAAGCTTTCCTCGATGTGCTCTTCCTTGTCGTGCCAATAGACTTTGACGATAGCGTTCTTGCTCAGCAATGCATCCTTCACAAAGGTATACGATATGAGAAACCCATTATTCTTCTGCGTATATACATAGTTGATATAGTCAGTCTCCTGCTGCGCCGCCTCCTCGTCCTCGGCGCCGGTCGGCACAAACTCCACCACGTCCTCGCCGCCCTCGAAGATCTCCATGAGGCCGGGCATCAGTCCCTCGACAGCGTCCGCCACGTCGAACGACACGGCCTTGCTGCGATCGGCCGGGGCCGGCATGTCGGCCGCCATGTCGCCCTGGTAATAGTCGAGCGCCCGCGCCCGCTCCTCGGCGAGCTTGCTGCTTTCGGCCGCCGACAGCGCATCGCTCTTCTCGCCCTTGAGGATGGCCTGCACCTCGGAGGCGGTCAGCTTGGCCATTAGTCGGCCTCGTCCAGCCGTTCGTAAGGCGCGCGGAAGAGGTTCTGCCCAATCTGGATGTTGTCGCAGTTGGTGTTGTGGAAGCTCTTTATGGGAGGGCCGGCCGGAAGCCCGTGCTCCACGTAGCCGAACCAGTTATTCCAGAAGGCCATGTCCTCGCAGTTCACCATCCGCACGATGCCGTCATACTCGTCGTTGGTCGTGCCGAAGCTCTCGTCGAGGTCGCCGTCCTGGCCGATCATGCAGCGGTTGAAGCTGTTGCTGACGAATATCCCGCCCGCACTGTTTTCCATGACCAGCCCGGACATGTCGCAGATGTCGAACCTGTTGCCGCTGAAGATCGTGGCGTCGATGTCGCCACCGACATACATGGCCATCTGCGGGCGGCCAGTGATGAAGTTGCGATTGACCCAGTTGATGCGGAACGATCCGAACTTCATGGCGAAGGTTTCGGGGCCGGCGGAGGCGGAGTTGCTGCCGTCCGCCTTCCAGTTGGAGCCCGAGATGTAGTTGTTTTCGATGAGGTTGTCGGAGCCGCGGAAGTTGCCTGTGCAGAGGTTGTTCTGGAAAAAGCAGTTCATAATCTTGTTGCCCAGGAGGGCATTATCGAAGACGTGATTGAAGTTCTTGAAGCCGCACTTGTCCCATGTACTGTAGTTGATCTGGTGGGATGTTGAAGGCTCGATCAGGTTGTATGGTTGGGATCGACCATCGAAGCAGAGGCCGGTGAAGGCCATAAACTCGCGGGTGCCACCGGCAAAGCTGAAGAAGTGGCTTTTGCTGTAGCGGATCTGAGAGCGATACTCCTTCTCGTCATTGACGTGGCCCTCGCCGGTCCAGTGCATGCCGGAGACGAGCGGGATGGCTCCGGCGCTGTCGATGCGGTAGCGGCCGATGGGGAAATGCAGCGGCAGGTAAGCGCCACTGCGCGCCGAGGTGCAGTAGGCGTGCGCCTCACGGATCGCCGGCCCGTCGTCGTGGGAGTTGTCTCCTATGGCGCCGAAATCAGTAACCCGCACGTTCAGGGGATCTACTGCCATCGTGTCTCCTGTTGATGGGCGGCAGTGGTGACGGGATGCCAGCCCGCTAAAGCCGCAAGCTGTCGAGGACGCCAGCGTCGGCTAGAGCCCGTAGCGCGCCGGCCAGTAGCGGCTCAGACGCAGCGAGAACGAGCGACTAGCGCCTCGGCGTCTTCGTGGCATTAGGCCAATCCAAAATTCTGATACTGCAGCTTCCGGCCAAAGCCCGCTGCTCGGGAAGGCTCCTCGTAGCAGATAGCCATCAGGCCAAAACTGTCTGCGGCGTGAGAAGCCCAATCGTGTGAAGGGCCGAGGCCGAGCTGCCGATCATCGTCCCTGCGCTCATGGTAATAGCCCAGCGCATCGCGGCCGGCCTCGGTGGTCGCCTCATTAAACCACATGCGCGGGAATAAGCGCCTGACTGCCTCCACCCGCATCATCGCCGCGCCCACGCCCTGGTTCTTCACAGGCGGCTCGACGGCGAAGCCTGCCTCCCGCAGATGGTCTTCATACCGCTTGCCGGTGATGGCATTGGCGTT